GACGAGCCTTGTCCATAATCTTGTCAAAGATTTTCTTACCGAACTTGAACAAGAATACCTTACCCTCATTTTCAGGATGCTTTGGATCTGATACAATCAGAACATTGGCAATGAAAGAGAGTTTACGCTTTTGTTTGCGAGCGATTTCTTTGTTGGCTTCAGAACCAGAGTTCCAAAGTTGAGTGTTCAACTCACCAACAGGATCGTTCTCACCAAGAGTGGTCAAAGAGTTTTCAATATACCACTTACCAGTTGGACCTTGGAAACCATGACTGAAGATTCGAACCCATGGGAGTTCATCACCTTCTACTCGTGGAAGAAAGCGAAGTGTGGCTGTGCCATTACCTGCTTTGTCACCTTCCAATCGCCAAAAGCGATCGTCAGCGTATGACTTGGTTTCTGTTTGGGGATTTGCGATCTTCTCAAATTCACCAGCGATCTTGCTGAAGTCTTGAGTACGCATTTTGCGGAGTGCTTGAATGTCCATCGTATTTTCCTTTGTATAAAATTGTATTACGGTTTATCGTTTTGTATATGTTGAATATCGATTTCATCAGTTAGTTCAATATCATCATCGAAGATGTCATCATCAAATTCAATATCTTCTTCAACATAACTATTTAGCGTTTTCATACCTCCACTCTTTTTATTGTTAGAGTGTTTGGCATGTTTTCCAGATCGCCCACTGGTTTGCTCGTCGTCATATTGACGAGTTTGTTTCTTGTAAGTCTTACCCATGATTTACTCTGCAAGTTCTTCCTTAAAAGCAGTAAAGATTTTTTCTATCTTAATCTTATCGTATTTTACGAATCCTGTCAACTTTTTAATTCTACGCATCTCACTATCCCATATGTATCTTACGGATAAGTTCTGATTCCATTTCTCAATAATTCCTGTAAAGTCGTCTATGATTCTTAAAGTTTCTATTGCAATTTTACCACCAACGAACATGTTTAATGCTACAGGATATTCGCTCTCAGTAAAATCAAACAATGCAGAGTGTTTCAATTTGTTTGTTTCAATATGTGTTAATAGAGAAGCCAAGTCATCTACAAATATCTTTGTTATGCTTTGCTTTCGTTTGTTCCATTGCATGAAGTTGTCTTCTGCTTCCTGACCAGCATAGATTGCAGTATCGTTTCCATATGCAAAATTAGAAACAAAAAACTGTATAATCTCTTTATCGTCAGAATGCTTTTGTGCTAACTTCTCAAATATGTATCTGTCATTACGAGCATTAAATGCTTCACGAGTACCCTTAACATTACCTCTGTTTTGGAATACATCAAATTTGTCAGTCGTGAAATGCAATTTAATTGCTAGGTAATATCTGTATGCCTTAAATCCGTCCATACTTTGCTCGGAGTTTTCTACATTCTTCTCTTACTTGTGGTGGGAAATCTGGGGAAATTTCAGAAATACTACAATCATATCTGATACTCAATCCTTTGAAAGAATCTTTAGCCCAATACATAAAAGTAATTTGTGCACAGATGAATACGATTATAGCGATGATTGCTAGTTTATTTTCAGACATCCAACTGTGCTTGTTTTGGTAAATAATTTAGTTCTCGAAAGTTCATTTCGATTTTATCTTTGAGTGATTTGTTAATCAACTTTGAAACATCCTCTGGTTCAAGATAGTTTTCTTTACAATACTCAAGAACCGCATCCATATATGTCATTTTACTATCACGAACAATTTGCTCTATGTAAAGAGAAAATTCGTTTGCGTTTTTAAACATTTCGTTCCTTGTTAATCCAGTACTGAGTTGCTTTAAGTTCATGATCTACCTTTTCATATTCTTTGAGTTTATTTTTATAGAGTTTCCAAACAGGTGTATCTGTTTTATCAGCATCCATCTGTCGTTCAAACTTCTCAAGGAACATGGAGAAGAATTTATCTAATTTCATTTTTTGGACTTGCAGGTCGTGCAATTTTTCAGTCATACTCATATTATACCTTATTTGTTATTGCAAGACAAGTTAATTAAATTACCACCATAGAAAGCAACATCCATTACCAGTGCTTCATTTTCATTTTGCAACTTCTCAATCTTTGCTTTCATACATTGAATTTCTTCATAATGTCTTTTTCGAAGAAGTTCTATCTCAGATTCTTTTTCTGCACATTTAACGCAAAATTCACTCATGACATTTTCCTTATGTAGTCAATCACTTCTTTTGCATCTTTATAACCAGAAATTTCTACTGCTTGTTCCAGATAATCTTGTGATTGATTAAACAGAGTTTCTCTTTCTTTTTGAAGTCGTGCCAGTTCTGAGATATTACACTCATAGAATTCTTGGTCTGCAGAGCCATCATTATAAACATGCTCCCATTGACCATCAGCACGAAGACGAATCTTCATTAACACTTTCTTGTTCATTATCCTCTCCTCATAGTTGCAATTTCAATTGCTTGCTCGTCTGAGAAGATTGGAACTGCATTCGACTTATGCATCGTGCCAATACCTTTAATGGCACTACCAGTATAAACTGGATTTTCTTTTTTCAGGCATGGTGCACCAGAAAAAGGAAGACTTGGAATTTTAGGTGTCTCCCGACAAGCAGGTTTTCCAAGTGAGTATGAATGCCTGAGGTCTTGTCGCTTTGGTGCGACTTGAGTCTTTGGTTCATACTTCTTAAGCAATGCTTGCCAATCAGCTTGCAACTGTTTCTGCTTTGCAGTTGGCTTTTTCTTCTTTTTAGAACTAGATGTTTTTACATATACGAACATAATATAATTATACCCCAATTAAAGTTGCATGTCAAGCAGTAACAACGAAACCACTAACATCTTTCTTCGCTTTACCTTTGGCTTTTAAACCAACGATAACTCCCTTTGCATCTAAGAATCGCAAATCGGTTTCATCTCCATTAATAACTGGACGACCGAGATAATTCTCTGGCACTTTGTGAAACACGACTGCAACATTCATGCCATTAGACATTGCAATACGAACATCCATATCATTACCATCTGCTTTAGAGAAAGTCAGGTGATAGTTAGGAATGTGTTTAACTTTACGATTGTTTACTTTAGTGTAATCATAGAACTGCACATCTGGGAACATTTGAAAAATGTTCTTGCCATTTGCAACTTCATACTTCTCCCATGAGAGATCTGAAGTACCATTCAAACGAAAGACTGGGATGAGTCCTTGTTTTTCTGCTTTGGTTTTTGTTTTGATAATCTCAACAACTAACTCATTGAGGAATTCTTGACGATTTTCGAAGAATGCTTTAGTCTTGCGAATTCGTGCTTGTTGGATGATATTAGTGGATTCACCTTTCTTAAAGATGCCACCACGACCAGCAGTGTTCAAACATGCAGCAGTGCAACCAGCAGTTCTCTTAGGACATACTTCTTTACCTGACAAGTTTGCAGGTGCTAGATGTAACACAGAAGACAGATAACCTTTCTTCTGACCCTTCAACAACTTTGGATTACCGACTGTAAGTAAACTCATAATAAAGACTCCATTTCAACGATATAATAAGATTATTATACGCTAAATTGGAATTAAAGACAACCCCCTAGAACGCTGTGTCCTAGAGGGCTGGTTAAGTAAGTAAGGGTTTACTTACCTGATTTTGGTGTGGATTGATGGGATGCAGCGTATGCAACACAAACGACATCTCTCTCGCTTGCATAAGCACAACGAACTGCCACTGGGTCAATCCCCTTCACGATTGCAGACTCCACATTGCTTTTAATTGCCATCATCTCAGCATGTTTATAATATGTGATAGAACCAATTAAGGTTACAATAGCAATTAAAACAGAAATAGTAAAAACACGATCATTCATAATAATTTCCTTTAGTTTACTGAACACCATTATTAATAGCCAATCTAAACCAGACTGGACCAACATTCAATGAAATAGTTTTACCCATATCATTTGTATTTGAAAATTTAAACTCCCAGTGGTAAGGATTTAAAACAAACCCTGCCCAAAATCCTGAGTGTTTAAGTATATTAACTAAGTTCTTTAACATCATCGCATAATCCTAACTTTTTAGATTCGAGTGGACTTAACCAAATGTCCTGTGGTGGCAAAAGAACTTCTCTAATTTTTGCATCCGTAAGACCAGTGCACTTTTTATAATGCTGTATCATTTTCTTTGTGGTTAAATCAAACTCTTTTACTGTTGCAAATAGTTCGTGTTCTTTGCCAAACGCACCCCAAGAATATTGGTGTGATAGAATAGAAGTGTTTGGTGTAAGAATACGCTTCCCTTTATCTCCAGCAATG